GGGGGGGCGGGGTGGGGGGGGCGCCCCCGGCCCAGCCCCCCCCCCCGTCAAAGTGCTTCCTCTCTTTTGGGTTAGCGAGCGAACTAAAGCCAGAGATTGTGTGTCAGGAAGAAAAGAAAAACGGCTGTTTGCGTTTAAAATTTGTGAGGTGATTTTTTTGAAAAAAGATAATGATGAAATATTTGATAGTGGCTGTTTTTGGGCTATTTTGCTGTTGGTTTTAGTGGGTTATATAGCTATGGCTTGCTGTTGGATTTTCGGGAATCCAAGAGAGGTCTTTGCCGATCAACGAATCGAAACAAGGCAGTTTCCAAAAGGCAAAGTCAAGGTTGATGGAGTTGAAATCAGCGGTACTGACCGTAATTTTGATTTGCCAAAGGGCTGGGAAGCTTCTGTGGTAAGCTATGATATCAGGTCTTATCCGTCTGATACGGTTTATGGTTCTGGTAGTCAGGCTTTCGATGGCTGGCTAAGGTTTTTAAAAGGTGCTAAAGAAAAAGGCTATGTGACAAACAAGATAACGTTTGTAGTCATATCAAATAACGGGATTGTCCACGAAACGAAGTCAGGAACGAAAGCTAGTTTTGTTGATAAGAATAACAGGCCGATAGAACTTAATTTAAAGAAGCCATGGCGAGAATTTGACGGTAAGACTTCGGGTGTCTATCTGGTTGATGGGGATTATTTTAAAAATCTTCCGCATCGTCCAGACTGGGCGAAAGATGATAACACTTTGGGATTTTGGGGGCTTGATGTCAATACACCAAAAGAATTTAACGGTAAACTTGTACCTAGCGGTGAACGTGTTCAGCAGTTCCAGTCTTTGAGAGGGATTTGGGGTGTAGACGGCTACGCTCCAAAAGATCCTATTAGGGATGTTTTGACTGAATACAATGTCGCAAATCCGCCAGCTGATGGCTCAGGTCGGGCTTATGAGTACTTCAAACGGTCTGGAGATGCTGCAATCTCAAATAGCGTGCTTGTCAAAGAAAACGGGCAATTTTTAGCTGGTAACAAGTATGAAGCTATGAAAGATAAGGCCAAAATGTCGCTGAATTGGGTCAATGTTGAAGTAGATGAAAATGTTTTTGAAACAGATGCAAAAGAAAAGAAGCAGAAAGAAAAACAAGAAGAAAGCAGCAAGAAAGAAAAAGATGAAAAATCAAAAAATTGGTGGGATAAACTTTTATCTTGGTTGATTTATGACGAGGATTTTGTTAAAGAGCAATTTAACTCGGTGATTGCCGGTGTTGGTGCTCAAGAGGGGACTAGAGCGTTTGAGGTCAATGATAATGGAGGCGGTGTATTGTACGAGTGGGCTTTAAACCAAGGAGACCAAGGCGGTATATCTTTCAATACCGAGATTTATGGTGGGATAGACGTGGTTCGGCAGCTTGGCAGCGGGTTTACTTATAACACATATTGGTATACGGTGTCCAAAAACTTTACAAAATTTTTGTTTACGCTCACAGCGAATTATTTTGTTATGAAAAAATTTTATAAGAGGTTGAAATAGTATGATAAATGTACTTGTTTTGTTAGGTTGCACTTTGTTTAAGTTGCTCTTTGTTTTGTTGCCGCCGTTAAATATCGCGGTAGCTAGTCTCACGCTGCCAAATTGGTTCAACTCTTGGGTAGATATGCCTGCTTTTTTAGCTCTTGTTACAACTTTTGTAGTTGTTTGGCTGGCTGAGTACTCTGTTAAAATCGCGGTGTTTTTGGTGAAGATTATCAGAGGTTGATTTACACGTGATAAAACGTTCGGAAAAAATACAAAATACCTGGTTACCTGGAGCGAAAAACGTTCGGAAAAAAAGAAAGGATTTAATGTGATTCCCCTACATTTATTTGTTTATGCTTTTATTTTATCAGTTTATGATAGCTTTACTGTTAAATCGGTTATTGATAGGTTTAACAAATATGCTCGTTGTGATATATTCGTAGGTAAGACCGGCTCTGGTAAAACCATGTGTGGCATCCATCTAGTGCGCAAGATTAAACGATCATTTAAGGACATTTTAGTGATATCTAATATTGAGAGTCCTCTTGTGGATCTACCGCTTACTATGGGTAATGTTTTAAGGATCTATGATCGGCCGGTAGTTGTCTTGGTCGATGAAGCAAACTCAACCTTTGCGAGCAAGTTGCGTTCTGATGTGCCTGAGGATTTAGTTAAGTTTTTGATGCAGACGAGGAAAGGCGCTGGAAAATGGGTAATACTCTTAACTCAAGATTATAGTTTGCTAGATACTAAATTTCGCAAACTAGCGCACTATGTCTATGATTGCCATACTTTTTTTGGTCGTTTAACTCGGTTTCGTAGATTTTCTCAGCAAGATTACGAGTATTACTATGCGGCCGGTGGTGTGAATACAATGGTTAGGACGGGCAAATCTGCTCCCAAAATCAAGAGGGTGTCTGATTGGTTTGTCCAAGATGCCAAAATCAGGTCTTTGTATGATTACAAAGCAGTAGTAAAGACCGATTGGCACACTGATTATGATGTTTCGAAGCTCGGCTGAGGGCTCAGGCCGGCTTTAGCCGGCGAGCGCCAGCGAGCGAAAAAAAACCCCGTTCCTGTAACACGGGGTTCAAAATGAAAAATACGCTTTAAATCGAATTTTTTTTTTGGAGAGAAAAGATGGAAATTTTACGAGTGCCGTCGTTTGACTGGTTGACATTTAGTACAGATGATTTGAGTTACTCTTTGCGAGAAGAGGAATTAGAAATCAGGTCTAGGGTGATGGATAAGGGAAATGGCCCGATGAATTGGATCGACAAGTCAGGCTTTGATGAAAAAGGGATTTATGAGTATTTGCTTTCAAATTGTGATTTGGAGAGAATATCACGTTTTGATGTCTGCATCGATGTTAGGTTAAATTCTTTTGAGGACATCAGCAATTACAAACCACTTGTCAAGCGACTGA